AATATTGAGCAACACCGCTGTTAAGATTGTGTCTATGATCAGGAATATTTGATGTAGTTAATGTTACACCTTGTGTTCCAGAACTGGCGCCTAGCGTACTTCCAGTAATATCAGTTACACGGCTTGCACTGCCGCCACCGGCACTTACAAGAGTTCCGGAGTTATCCTTGAATGGCACTGATAAGCTGTTATTCATGTTATCTTTACCTAATGCAAATCTTCCTCTAAAATCAGGTATCGCAAACGATGCGGCGCCCTGTAATAGCTGTGCGGCTTTGTAGGTATAACCAATAATACTATAAAGAGTAGCATATGTAGCAATCAATACTTCGCTGCCATCGCACAGCAAATAACCTGTAGGAGGAGTTGATCCTGCAAACGGTAAAATTGTACCTACTGGAATAGTTGCAATGTGATTGAAAAATATTTGTTTTGACATTTGTAACAATCCAGTACCTGTCCTATAAACAAGAAGAGTATCAGTTGTTAAACTATCAGTCGCATCAGTTTTACTAGTGATGATGCTTTGATTAATATTAGTAGTAAAGACTGCTGTACCTGCGGAGCTTTGTCCTGTGAAGCTAACTGCATTACTAGTAACATCACCTGTTAAACTAAACACTGTTGGGCTTGCTAGTCTTGCGGCCGATCCTGTAATGTTGCCGCTTAAACTTCCTGCGAATGTTCCGTTAAACGATCCTACAAAACTTTGAGCATAAACATTCCTAAAAGGACGGGCTGTTGAACCAATATCATATAAGTTTGCGGCACTATCAGATCCTGCATGGATAACTGTTGCTGCCACAGGGGATCCAGTAACATCTAAATTATTAAGTATTAGTGGTCCATAGCCAGTAATTGACCCGCCAAAATTGCTGTTTTTTACAACAGACAACCCACCTAGTGTTTTAATACTACCGGTACCCACTGATGTGCTGTTTACGGTACCGTTGTCAATAATTCCAACGCTGGTAGTAATTGTCCCAGCTACATCTAATGTTGTTGTCGGGCTTGTATTGTTACTACCTATTCCTACTTTACCAGTAGGATCTAAATGTATTACTGTGTTGGTAGCTCCCGCATTGTTTAGTTTAATATCAATCGGACTACCACTTGTTTTATTATAGATAATAGCAGTACTACCATCTGTACCTAAGTTAAAACTCAAATTACTACCAAGACTAATGCCGCCGTCACTTCTAACGCTAAACGGCACACTGGTAATAGGAGAACTGTCGCTTCTTAAAAAATTTGAAGAATTAATCACTGCGCCGTTGACCAACAATGCATCCGCGGCAGTAGCTGTTCCGTAAATTCTTGTAGGATTAGTTGAATTTGTACTGTTTACTGAAGTTAAGTTAAATCCTTCATTGATAAAACTAAATCCTACAATGGTAGTTTTAGGTGTAAAGGAATCCTTACTGATAATTGCAATTCTAAAATTGTTTGAATACATAGAAATTACACTATGACTCACATTACTAGTATCGACAACTGATTCTACCTGCGGTCCGGTTAATGTACCTACACTAAATTGAGGGCCAACTAATAACCAAGTTGATCCGGAAAACAAATATAATTGTGAATTAGTAGTATCGACCCAGAGGTCGCCTGCAGAACTTGCAGCCACTGACGGTGCTGTACCTGCTTTTTTAACAGATCCTGCGGCGTTCCAATTGCCTGCGCCATCGAATACTTTTAAAACACCAGTTGAGTTATCATACCAAAGCTGGCCTTGTATCGGTGTTGACGGTGATGTTGGACTAGCAAAATTTTCTAACATGTGTAACATGTTATTTGCTATAATAGGAGCATATCCTGAATAGTTTTTACCGACAAATGTTATACTAGTTTGCGTATTAAGACTAGCATCTGCAACGGTAAGAGGAACTTTAGTTGGATTAGTTGTTTCAGTAAATGTAACTTGATATGACATTTATTAAACTCCTACTAAGCCGGTAAGACTTTGAATTCGTACAGTATAATCTATTTGTATCAAACGATTTAAACTTTTTTGTACAGGGTGAAAAATTACATGAGTTAAAAGTAATGGCGTACCAGTTGAACTATAACTTTGTAGTCCTAATTCATCAAATACAAAACCACTAGAATTTGTTGATGCGTTGTCAAACGCTGACTGCCCTAGTGTGCTACCATCACCGTAGTCTAGTAAACAGGTAACAAAAACGTCAGTGTAGTTTGTGCCAGTTACATGTCGTGTTTCGATGTAATTTCGTGTGGGATCGGTATTTGTACTAGAGTTAGCGTTGACTACTTTTACATACTGTTGATTATATAAACTGGCATTAGATCCAGAACTGTTTGGGGTCAAATAAGTAATAATTCCGGTAGGATCTACACTGGTTCCGCCATTGCCAAATGCCATTTGCTGGATAAATCCTTGGCCGCTATTAGCGAGGCTCTGTGCTAGAGCGTTGCTCATATTTTCATAATGGATAGCATTACGTTTGTTTATATAGATTTCTTGGCTCTCAGGATCCCATATCTTAATATGACCCTCTATGTGAACTCCTGTTTGATCTTTGTGCATAGTTAACTCTCTTTATCTAATATTTAGCTTAAATCATAATGTGATAGTTTAATTAATCTCATCCATCATTGTTGGGGTTTGTGCGTATTGGTTATTTTTGATCGATCATTATACTATATTAATAACATTCCCCATACCGCTGTGTAATGTACACTGATAATACAGGGTTGAAGGGGCATTCATAGGCACTATAAATGTCTGGGTGCCAGTTTGACTGCCGCTGACACCAGAGGTATAAGCACTGCCACCATTGCTGACTCTGATTGCAAATGGGTGGGTACCGCCTGTGGTATTGACAAAAGTATAAGTGAATCCCTTGTAGAGGTAAAGTACAGGATCAGTGGTATTGCCTGACTCTATACCGGGTCCACTGAATGTGTAATTAGTGCTGTCACTGGCTGATATTGACCATGATATACCGCTACCTGCGTACTGTGGTATATTCAAAGTGTTACTGGTAAACGTGGCAGCACCGCTGGATCCAGTAGTGGTTAAGGTGATAGGTGCTTGATAATCAGTACCAGCCACGGCAGCTGAACGAGTTGTACCACTTGACTTTACAATGCCATTAACTGATTGTGCTGACTGATAGTCAGTACCAGCTGTGGCAGCAGATATTGCAGTACCATTGCCTTTTAATATGCCAGATATACTTGTTGCAATGGTGATTGCTGGAGTTGTTGTGCTAGTTGCTACTGTTCCAGTAAATCCATTTGCACTGACTACACTGGTTGATGTCACTGTACCACTGCCGCCACCACTTGCAACTGTGCTCGGAATCCACTGACTTGTACTATTTTGCCAAGTTAATACTTGCCCGTTTGTGGGTGCCGCACTGGATGTGTCGACATCACTTAAAGCATTGATGCTGGTAGCAGAATATGCTGCCGGAACATCACTAGCATTGGCCAAGGCCAGCCATGAACCGCTGTGTGCAAAATACATCTTTCCATCTGAATGGCTATGTGCTATGGCTCCGTGATAAGTGGTGGCACTTGGAAATGCTGCCTGATTATCATAGTGAAAAGGGATAACACTGCCTGCAATTGGGGCAACAATTGCTCCAAGATCCGAAATTGTCACTAGAGAATTTTGCAGTAATTTTCCCGTAGTAGCATCAAATCTTGTGATTGCATTGTCTGTTGCTGTGGCTGGGCCAACTACATTGCCTGCATACTGCGGTATGTTCAAGGTGTTAGCACTGAATGTGGCGGCGCCGCTTGAACCAGTAGTGGTTAGGGTAATAGGTGCTTGGTAGTCAGTGCCAGCAGTAGCGGCTGAAACAGCAGTGCCATTGCCTTTCAACACACCAGTGATACTGGTTGTGATTGTGATTGCAGGAGTTGAACTAGCAGTGGCCACAGTGCCGGTAAATCCATTTGCACTAGCAACACTTACAGTAGTAACTGTGCCGGCGCCAGCGCCGCCAGCGGTGGCATCAGCATCATTGATCCATTGCGAGCCGTTGTATTTTAATATTTGTCCGGCACTTGGAGTAGTAATAGTGACACCAGTCAATGTACTTAAACTGCTTGGAATAGAGGGCTTGTTAGTTAAGTCAGTATAACTTCCACTGAACAATGCGGGCTTGTTAAGAACAACACCTAACCCGCTAACTGCTGTCCAATCACTCTGTACTTGTGCGGCTGGAATAGAAGGCTTGTTGATTAAATTATTATAATCGGTAGTTCCGCCAGTGACCGTTGCCCAACTTAACGAAGTACCATCTGTTGTTAAAAATTTTCCACTGTTGCTGTTTTGACTTGGCAAAACATTGGTCGAATATAATTCAGTAAAATTAGCGTTTATCTTGGTGCCCGCTGAAAGTAGGCTATCTCCTCTACCATCGTTGGCTACATTTCCTGTATTAATTAATTGTTGTGACATTCTTTTTATCCTTGATCAAATGTTATTGTTGTGTTATCGAATGATGTGTCGCTGTCAAAAGTAGTGACAGTGATAGCAGTAGTAACTGTACTTGTTTGTTTAAAGTCTTTATACCAAGTTCCTGGTACAGCTTTTAGGAACTTAGCGATATTGCTGTCATCGTTTAGTATGTTTAACGTGCTATCCCACGCAATACCTTGGCGCTTAATCACAGTAAGTTGCATGCCAATTGCTAAATTATTTGTTAGTCTAAGTTGTTTTGAAGTTCCGTTGACTGCAAAATCAGCATCAAGTTGTAGATCACCTTCGGGACTATACGGTGCTTGGTTAATATTATGCACCTTATATGGGTGTTTTTTCAATCTGATATTACCAATAAAGAATTTCCATTTGGCGCTATCTGCGTTGAATGATATACCGCTTGTATGGGCGACACTACACTTATAAGTGTAGCTTCCCTGTGTAACTATTATTCCTACTGCATACACAGTGTTCGGTGCCCATACAGCACTAGTATCGTAGCCTCCCACAAACACTTCAATATCATTGCTTTGACCATACCCAGTTGGAATACTCGAAGTATATCCTGTACTGTATATCCAAGTATTAGTAGACTTAGTAGGTTGAATAGTATTTAAATTA